GTTGGTTCCCATCCAAGAGACTTAATTTTATCCACGTTGAGAACCTTCCTAGGTGTACCGTTAGGTTTACTAGTGTCCCAAACAATCTTGCCAGTGTAACCAACTACATCAGCAATAAGACCTGTGAGTTCTTTGATAGTAACATCAACGCCACTACCAACATTAATAATCTCCTCAGAGTCATACTTATCCATACAAGTATAACATGCCTCAGCAAGATCATCAATGTAAAGGAATTCTCTCATAGCAGATCCATCACCCCAACAAGCAAACTCAAGATCACCATTCAGTTTTGCCTCATGCATTCTACGCATGATACCTGGAATTACATGACCATGTTCTGGGTGGAAGTTATCATTCTCACCATACAAATTTGTTGGTTGTAATGATATAGCATTGAATCCATATTGCTCACGATAAGCACGACACATCCTGATACCTGCTATCTTAGCAATAGCATAAGCATCATTAGTTGGTTCCAAAGGACCAGTCATCAACTGATCTTCTGTTATTGGTTGCTTTGCCATCTTAGGATAGATACAAGATGATCCTAAAAATACAAGTTTTTTAACACCGTGACGATAAGCAGCGTCTATGACATTTGTCTGAATCATCAGATTGTCATAGATGAATTCTGCAGGGAATTTCTTATTACCTATAATGCCACCAACTTTTGCAGCAGCAAGAAAAACATATTCTGGTTTTGCTTGCTTGAAGTAAGCATCAACCTTAAGTTTATTTGTCAGGTCACAATTCTTTCTTCGTACCCAGAAAATGTTATTGTAATTTTTTGACTCTAGATTTCTAACAATGGCAGAACCAACTAGACCGTTGTGTCCTGCAACAAATACTTTAGAACTACTGTCCATAGATACACATATCCTCAATTAATTCATCAAAAGATATCTTAGGTTCCCAACCTAGATCCTCTCTTGCTTTACGAGCATCACCTAATAAAGTCTCAACTTCAGCAGGTCGATAGTATTTATCACTGCATCTGATGATTGTTTTTCCACTTGATATGTCTATACCAACCTCATCTAATCCTTCTCCTTCCCACCTAAGATTAAGTCCAAAATAAGTTGCTGCTTTCTCAGCAAAATCTTTAACGCTATATGACAGTCCTGTAGCAATAACATAATCTTTAGGTTGATCCTGCTGTAACATCAACCACATTGCCTCAACATAATCTTTAGCATGACCCCAGTCACGTCTTGCATTGATATTACCTAAGACAAGTTCCTTCTGTAAACCACATGAGATTTGAGATAGACCACGAGTAATCTTACGAGTTACAAAGGTCTCACCTCTACGTGGAGACTCATGATTAAACAGAATACCAGAGCAAGCATACATTCCATATGACTCTCTATAATTCTTGATGATCCAATATCCATATAACTTTGCTACACCATAAGGTGAACGTGGATAGAATGGAGTCTCTTCAGTTTGTGGAGTCTCTTGAACTAACCCATATAATTCTGAAGTTGATGCCTGATAAACTTTACACTTATCTTGCATATCAAGAATCCTTACTGCCTCAAGAACTCTAAGAGTTCCCATAGCATCAACTAGACCTGTGTACTCAGGCATCTCAAAAGATACTTTGACATGACTCTGTGCTGCTAGATTATAAATCTCATCTGGTTTAACCTTTTGTATTACATGAATGATATTACCAGAGTCAGTCATGTCACCGAAGTGAAGAGTAATCCTATCAAAGATATGATCTATCCTATCTGTATTAATCATCGAAGAACGACGAACAATACCATGAACATCATATCCCTTCTCTAGAAGTAACTCTGCAAGGTACGATCCATCCTGTCCAGTAATCCCAGTTATTAATGCTATCTTCATAATTTGGGTATTATATGTTTATGAGTATAGCATAAATAATCTTACATATCAATGATGCTTGTGGAAAAAGTAAAGATTGTCAAAGCACACGGTTATTACTTTTACAAGGTTTACAACTTCCTACCAGAGGAAGAACTCCAAGAACGGTTTGCCTCTGCTAATAAATGGTTAGATGAAAATAAGAAAGAAATTACTGACGAAGTATTTCCACCTGAAGCATCATGGAGACTACTAGAATTAGGATTTGATAAAGATCCTTTATGGGAAGAATATTATAAGAGATTAGATATACATACTAAAAAATACTGTGAGGTTGCAGGATTGGATAGTAGTGTCTTGGAATTACATTCTTCTTGGATTACAAGACTTAAAGATTTAGATTTTCCAGGTAATCATACTAAACATGAATTAAATAAAAGAATGAGTCAACATAGTACCACAGGTAATATGCACTCACATCAAAAAGATTGTCCTATTACTACAGTTTACTATCTAACCAACCCTCATCCAAAATATGGTACTAGTATAAAATTTCCAGGTGAGAAGTATTCTGTTAACGTAGGACAACAAAACTCATTAATAATATTTGATGGTAGACTATATCATAGTGCAATCTATCCACCATTAAATCTAACAAGAAAACATCCAAGACTAACTGTTGTAGCAGACTATGCCTACATTGATAGGGTCATCTTCAAAGGAGAATAATATGAAAGTACAAGTAAAAAAATTTAATGATAACTACTTCTGTAAGTATCATAACTTCCTTCCAGATAATATATTGAAGGATGTTATAAAAGATTCTAGTAAAAGAATTAGTAAGGATAAAAATAAACCAATTGGAATATCAGTATGCTCATCTCCTGTTAGTGAGACATCAGATGTTTTTCCTCCCGAATCATCTAGAGGATTTTTAAAATCTATAAAGAATGATAATTATATTTGGAACACTGTAATAGAACGATCAAAATTAGCAATGGTTCAATACTGCAAGTTAGCAGATATAGATCATACTAGATTAGAATTACATTCTATGTTTGCTACAAGGTTGTATAGACTACCAAAAGATGATGAATATGCAGAGAATAGAATGAGATTATTCTCACCATATAAAAATCTACATACTGAGAAGTGGCTTACAATAAAAGTAATCATCTATCTAGAAGTACCTAAACCAGAATACGGTACAATGATACAGGTTGATGAGAAGAAAATATATTTACATGAACCAGAGAACAATAGTGCTATAGCATTTAATCCTGCGTTACCTCATAGTGCAAACTATCCACCATTAGATGTGATAAAAAAATCTGCAAGACGTACTATAGAGATTGATGCTAAACTCATCCCAAAGAATATTGGGAATGATCCATACTAAGGTAATACCCAATCAGGTACATCAAAGGGATCATTAATATACCAATCAAATATTATGTTAGTAGGGGGTGTAACTTCTACAGTCTTAGGATTATGTGCAAGAATATTATAACTTGGTAGTTCACTAGTATTAAAAATTAATACTGAATTCTCTATACCTTTATGGCGAACTACTTCTTTACTTGTTTCAACATGAGTCCCAAAAGAATCATCCTTATTTTGCATATAATATACACATCTAATAAAAGTCTTTTTAACCTGTTTATCTACAGTAATTTTTGGGTTTGATGTATTTCTCAATCCACTAACCTGTGTACCCTTCTTCCACTTCTTAAGATCATACTGAGCACCCGCCTCATATATCCTAGAGTATATCTTATGTTGCCACTTTGATCTTGGAACTCCTTCATATTGAGCATAACTTATTCTCTCACCATACAATGAAAAAGGAATCATAGAATGCCAACTGATCTCAGCATTATCACAATATTCATATACCAAATCTCTTATCTTTAAAACAAATATATTCCAACAACGTTCAGTGTATGGGAAGAATGAACTTGGACTCAAGGACAACCCATGACAATCAATAATAGACTCTGTTATCTGAAAGATACCATTATCATGATCTAAAAGATTATTTTTAAAATGCTTCTCAGATGCTTTAAGAACATCCAATCTTAACTGATCAGAGAATACATCATTCTTACTATAAAGATAATCAACGTCCATGCGAATGTAATGGTGATGGTTTCTGAATTAAGTCGGATTTCTTTGGACACATAGAGCAAACCGATTCTGCTTCTCTAGAGAAAAACTCTTCTATATTTCCATCAGGAGTTAGTGGTACATATTTAAGATATGGATTCCACTTATCTGATAGATTAGGATACTTCTCCTTCTGTAAAGGAAGGTATGCTAAAGGAGCACATTTATATATCACACCATTATACAACTGAAAATTCTCCTGTCCAGTTGGACAATTATCCCAACTCTCTTCAGGGTTATCATGTCCTATAGGTTCAATAGTAGATCCATAACCTGTATATGCTTGCAACCAATATTGAGTTGCATCATGAACAAAAAAGTCTATGTCCCAACCTTCAATGGTTTGCATAGACTTCTCAAATAATTTTAGGTATGTTGGATCTTCAGAATGTTTAGTAATAAGTAAAGTACAATTGGTATCTCTCAATGCCATCTCTAAATCAGGATGCTTATTAATAAGCAATCCATTAGTAGCAAGTTCAAAATATTGTTCATCATCTATACCCCAAATCTCCTTAGTCATGTAGATGATTTCTATGAGATCTTTATTAAGTAAAGGTTCTCCACCAAGCATGGATAGTTCTCTTGGTCTTATCTTATCAACCCAAGGTAGATACCACGACTTTAATTCATCAACACTAAAATCTCTCCTATAACCATCATTAGTAAAATGACCACACCCCTGACAAGTAAAATTGCAGGAATGGGTCAGATGCCATTCTAAATGTGGAATCTTAATTGGTGTCTCTTCGCATTGTTTGAATTTCATGCTTAAACCAACCTTGATTAGATGCTAACCATCCAGTAGCAATATACTTATTCTCCATTGGAGGATTACCTCTATGCATATGTGTAAATGAACCTGGCCAAATTACAACTCTACCTGCTTTAGGTTTTATCTTTAATTGTTGATATAACCATTCAGTCTCACCACCTTCTTCTACATCATTAAAATATACCATCCATGCTAGAGTCCGTGTGGAACCATCCCATGTAGTATCTTCTGCATGGAATGGATGATAACCCTGTTTAGGTTCTGTCTTTTGTAATAGACAGAGACTACTATGATGGTCAAAGTTACTTAGATATGGATACCGCTCAACATACTTCTTTACGCAATGAGTAACTCCATCGTAGATAAATCCAGCAGCACCAGGATCAAATGCTTGCAAATTAATTTGCTTATCTTGTACAAAAGAATAGTCCCTACTTAAAACAAAGGAACTAGTATCCATATAGTTTATAATAAATTCACAAAAATCCTCAGGAATAACCTCATCCCATATTCCTATAAAGTCTTGATGTAAAAACTCTACAGGTTGGATGACACGATCTTCTTCGCTATTACTATTTACTTCTTGTGGACACATTCTAAATCCTCTCTAATACATTCAATGACACTTGCATAATCGTAATCTGGATCTTCACCATTTAATACTAAACCCTCACTAACATAATACCTCTGAATCTTCTTATACAATTTTGGATTTTTTACATCTAAATAAATTTCTTTGTCTACAGCAGCACGTAAAGTGCTTAGGTCTTTTTTAAATTTAGTTGTGAGAGTCATTGCTCTGATTAGTTTACACCGTTATTATAATGGATATCCTTAGATATCGCAAGGTTGAAAAGAAGGAGGCCAAGTTGGTTTGTGTAGAGTTCTTTCTTCCTTAATAGATTTCATCTCGATAAGTTCATAATCTCCTTCAATGACATACTCACGTCCACGTCCACATTGACTCCAGACTTCTTGAAAATTATCCTTAAAATATTCTAAGGAGATTCTTTCTTGTTGATTGTTCATTGTTCGATGTTCACAGACCACCTTATGTATATTCTTTTTCATCTCAATTTAGGACCATACATCCATGTCACAAGAGATACTCTCCTACCAGTGGTTACTTTTGTTACTTTATGAGGAACTCTAGAATCAAAAACAATTATAGTACCCTTTGCTTTTGGTGCTATTACCTCACGATTATGATAGTCTTTAAATATTAAATCGCCACCCTCATATTCACTAGGATCTGTTACCAAAATACTAGCACTTAATTTGCGTGTCCAGTCACCTCTATTAGATGTTCCATAATCACTATGCCAATCATAATGTCCACCTTCTCCACCACCTTGATCCTTACCTAAGTATACTGATATCTGAATACTCTCTAACATATTCAAATCATATTCCCAGTTCTTCCTATTAGCTAATCCCATGTAGTGCGATATAATACTAGTTGCCCAGTGTGTCTCATACCACCAAGTTATTTTAGAATTTCTTTCCTTATGATCTACTCTACTATGTGCATCTCCACCTATACCAGCATCCTCAAATTTAACCCTAGTTTTTTCCATCTCCATTAATTCTTCAACCATAAGATCTACCAATTTTTCAGGTAAAACTTCTGCATAAAAAAGTGCAGCATCGTCTGTTATATTATGTGGTTCCATGATGTCAGATATCTATGAATATTTTACATGGGATATTAACCCTTGTCAATCTCAGCTTTGATGTAAGAGACGATCAAAACTCCTCTCCTACCAGTACTTCTATTGTATGCATAATGCTCTCCTTCCTCATCAAATACATTTAGATCACCATCCTTAAGAACTCTTGTCTCACCACCACATACCAATGCACTATCCCCATCTTGAGGAACATCTAATGAGTAGTGAAATTTATATACAGTGGAGTCCCAATACTGTGGATCTATTCTCTTATCACCATCAGAGTGTGGATCTAACTCTGCACCTGGTTCTAGTATAGAAAACACAGCAAGAACTGGTTTTACTTCTTGTGCTAAAAGAAGATCAGTAGTAAAAGAATGTCTTATCTCTAATGGTACAACTTTAATTGCTCTACGATTAAAAATTAAAGGACATACCTGCCACTTATATCCAGTCATCTGTGGAGTAAAGTTAGAGAAGTCTCCAGCATCAGCAGTAAGATTATATGTATGAGAATAATCAAAGAAGTAATCCATATCCTTGAATCGGTTATAGTCTTTCTTAATCACTTCTAGATTATCTGTAAAGATACCAGTATCTATTTTAGTTGCTTCGTTAATAAACATTTTTAGATAGGTTGTAGTTTGTAATTCTCATCATAATATGCATACTGCATACCATCTTCTTTAACATCACCAAATCCAAAGTACTTCTTGGATAACACACTGCGTTGATCAGATCCAACCTTTTCAGATTCAGGAGTTTGCCCCATGTCCCATTTATATCCCGTAGGATGAGAAGCAATAACATCACCTGGTCTTGCCTTAAGACCCATCATCCCACTGTATAACATTTTCTTCATCTGCCCAAAAGCTTTAATGGTTAGATAAGCACGTTGTCTAGGGGTAAACGTCGTAGGATCACAAAGGTATTTAACATCCCAACCAACATCACCTACACGTCCAGGTTCCATTATACGAACGTTCTCGCATAAGGCAATCACCTTCTTTGCCACGTATTCTTCAGAGTGTTTATCTTTTATTTCAGACCATTCATATCTAACATAATCAAACTTACTCTTATACTCAATACAGTATGGAGCAACTACTATTTGTTTACCTTTAAAATCAAAACCTATCTTATGACCAACCTTTCCTTTTGGTCTAACAGATGGTGGGACTTCATATGGCACATGGATATCACAGACTTCTCTTAAGAATGCTCCAATCCATTTACCTTTTTTTGAATGTCCTGTCACTCCTGTCACTGACATAATTACCTCACTTCAAAATCTAATCGTTTTACTTTACGCTTACGCCTTTTTTCATGCCAAGCGATGTCGTCCCTATTTAATGAGGGACTATCTTCGGTAGTATGGTTTTGAACCATAACAACCTTACTAAGATCATTAGCACTAACCTGATCGTCATATACTACTAACTGGTTAGGACATCCGCAACCTTGTGCTTTGGATGTACTAGTTATCTCAGTTTTACATTCCTTACATCTTACTATCATTTTTCTAACCTGACATATTAATCGTCAGTGATAATCGTGGTTCCTTGTTCTCTACTACGGCATGCATTGTCCCTGCTGTTAAAACAATAACTTCCTCAGGATTAACAACCTGCCTTCTTCCATTTACTTCCCATATACATGATCCATAAATTGGTTTTACAATAACATGATAATCATGATTGTGTGGATCAAAACTAGATCTATTAACTTTACTCCCATGACTGAGATAAAGATTAGCATTAGTTTCTGATCCTTTTAAATTATACAGTTTACTATCTAACTCTCTGAGATCACTCGTCAAATCCATTACATTGTTTAATAGACTTGTGAATCCCAAATCATATAATTTCTTCCATCTATCATAATAGATAAATCCCTTGGAGTCAAAAAATCCATTAGATACTTTACCACATTGATTGATAACTTCTAAGGATGGTTCTGGCCACCTATACTTTATTTGTAAAAGATCTAATATCTTTTCTTCATCAATATTTATCTTATGATCTGAGATTATTTGAGATGCCTCTTGAAGATAATTTTCTTCAGGGTTCTTCTTCTTACTTGGTATCCTCTGATCCATCATCATCCTCTTCTTCTGATTCCAAATCTACAATAGCATCAACAGGAACTTCTGCCTCTCCTATACGATACCAAGGAACATTTTCACCTGTTTTATAACTAGGACGTTCCCCAATATATTCAAGATCAGGAAAACTATGTTCTCTTAATATTGCTTGAAGTCTCCAATGTGTTAATTCTGTTTTTGTAGGCATTTTATTATTGATATAATGGGCAAGACCCGAAAAGCAAAACAGGGAGCGTACACTCCCGTATCTAAAATATTGTGTGTGGGAGGTTGGGTTTCTGTATTACCAACAAAGAACGGGCATTACTACAGAAGTAAATTTTACGTCCTTGCTTGAGACCCGACTGGTAAGTCGATTCTGCTTTCGCAGCAGCACCACCTGTGTCTCATCACCTTAACCAGCTATATGCCAGAAAGTTTATTCAGTCACTCCCTTGTCAAGACCGTCGCCTCAACAAATGTATTATACATCAGTGGGAATGGTTTGTCAACTACCTCTTAGGTGTGTAATGATCTGAGAAGAATTGGTTTGGTTTCTGCTCCTGAATCTTAGGTTCCTGTGTATCATCATAGTCATCAAAGTTTGTATTGTTATATCCTTTAGTAGGAGCACCTGTAACCACGTCTAAATTATCACGATGTGCCTTTGACATATTGTGCAATGCTATCGACTCAGTGTTCTTCTGCATAACTTGAGGTAGGATAGAATCCTTATCATCCCCTATCTCTTGTGCGATATAATTTAAAAAACCATTAATATTTTCCGCACCAAAATCTCCGAGGTCTTCCCTCTTGACATGCTTAACACCTTGTTGTTTATCTAAATCCATAATCGTCAGTGATGGTAAAAATTTCCATTAGGATGGAACATGGGATCTTCTTCTGGAACCCTATTATATAGTAGTGATTGTCCCTTAAAATACTTTCTTCCGTCCAATTTGTTAAGAGCATTACAAACACCGAGTTGCCCTTTGGGTGATGATAACTTTGCGACTAATTCTGGATCTATCTTCTTATTCGGAAATTTTTTTAATCCATCGTATTGATGGGGTTGTTTGGTAACTCCCTGTATAGAATCTGGGAAGTCGTCAGATACAACTCGGTTCATAATATTAGCAGCAACACCGTATTCATCATTGGAATGACGGTATGCCTCAACCTGTACTACTCTTGCGATTTCTACATAATCAGCAGGATTAAGAGTAGAGTACATTAAACATACTAAAGGAATTGGAATCATGATTAAGGGTGTAGTTGACTTTTGGTGATAGCAGTCTTTTGAATTTTATTATACATGAGGATTAAATCCTCTGATGACACATGCTCCCACTTATGATACAAATCTTTAAGTTGACTGACGTACTTTTGATTATTCTCTGATGGTTCTACGTCTGACATACGATTTGCAACAATGGACTTGACGAGCATGTCCCTTGTATACTTACTAGTCATTTAAGTTTACTAATAATCCAACATAAAAGAACGGTATCATGAAACGTAAAAAGCGGAGCAAAATTAATTGCATCCACATGTCAAAATTCTTTTACTTGGCTGATTTTGCCTTAAAGGTGTTAATTATTTAGGAAAAAGACTTCATTGAAAGGACACTTACTTGATCAAGTTCGTCAGGATCTGCTGCTATCCACTCAGCAAATTCATCATGAATTGCTACAGCATCAAGCATTTTTTCGCAGTTACCACCGTCCTCTGAGTAAAGGTATTGAATACGATCTAGTGACCATTCATGTACAAATCTTACATTTTCTTCAATTGTTTGACTCATAGTAATCCTTTTTGTAATAACGTCCTAAGACATTACTATTATAATATGCAGGAGTACCGTCGTCAAGAGATTCTGTTAAGACATTGTTAAGAAATAATTGTCTTGTCTCTTCGTAATTTACTTTTCCTTGAGATTTATAGAGTCCGAGGATTTCTCTTGAGAAGGACTTATTCCCCAGAAGTTTCCTGTCCTCGTTAAGTTCTTTAGAACTTCCGTAGTATGCTTTCCAGTTACTCTCACTCGTC